CTTCAGAGCGAACGCCTAAGTTTGTGGGAATGTTCTTGACGTACTTATGTCCCTTATCCAAGAAATCAGGGAACCATGCCTCCCATAAGTAACGTTGGCAATCTAATTTGTGTAAGCCGGAATCTTTGATGAGATCACCGGCGCCATCAACGTTTGCAATCTGCAAATCGGTTACAACTTGTTTACAGTTCACAGTCACGACAACGTTTCCTTTGTCGAGAATCGAATTGCACAAGATACGAGAAGACTTTAATAGCATGTTCGTCTGCTTTACTTTCAAGTTATAATCACGCAAACGTAACGCTTTTTTTATTAATATATAATTTGTGACTTCTCCACTCATTGCATTTCTGTTCTTGCCTGTCGCATCACCAGTCACGAAGACAAGTCCTTTATTTATCCAGTGTGAGTATTTTGCGATCAACTGATTACAGACTTCAGTCGTGGATCCTTTTACGCTCACTTCATCGAACGTGATGCCGCACGTATGATCCGGTTGCTGTCCAATGATGCAAGAGTTTGGCTCAACGTTGAAGTCAAACGAGAACCATAATGGCAGTATATCGCTTGGCGTGTATGCGTGACGCGTGTGCTTCACAAGATCAAACGCATACAGATACGGATTGTCAGTCGTATCAATAAATAGCCCATCGATCTCTTGCAACTTTGTCTGATCATCAAGCGCATCAGAAATGTCCTTGATGTCTTGAACATTCAAATATGGATTCGAATAGCTATCATAGTTTAGCCTACGATAATCGACATGCGTCTCGGCTTTTTCCCATAACTCAAAAAACGGATGTGCATCTCCGTTCTTGATCTTCTTTCCTTTCGGTACGCCAGCAGCGATCAAGATTGAATCTTCATAGTCCATCAACATCGGCAGTACCGTCTTCTTATATAGATCGGCGTTTTTCAGAATGATGCCAGCTTCATTCAAAAAGATTATGTGATAACCGAAACCTTCCCAGTTCTCTGGAGTATCTGCTGATCTAAAATCTATAATCGAATTCGCAATACGCAGTTGCATGAGCTTAGGACTCCAGTGCCATTGATTCGGTGCCAACTGCTTCAGCAGCGGCATGAAGTAAAGATCGATGTAGCGTTGAACGTTGCTAAAGATTGTCTCACCCCATAAGATGCGAAGCGCATTGAATAACGATTGCTCCACGAACGCTTGCGCGGCTCCACGCGTGATTCCAACGCGTCTGCCTTTCGTGACGACTGTAAATCGTTTTCTTGTTTTAGGAAAGAATATTTCTTCCTGCGCTTGAGTATAAATCAAATTCATAATGCCGCTATAAATGCGAAAACGAATGTCCTGTACGGGGACATTCGTCATCTAACCCCTCGCAGGGCCTATGGTAGTTTTTTATCCATTACTTGGAGATTTATATCATGCACAAATATAATTATTAAATCCATTTCCGCAACTCTACTCCTTTAAATTTTTTGCTTCGTCTATTGAAATAACTGTATGCTGGATATTCACTGCCGGTGGCGTATCAACATGTAAAGTCTGCTGAGGTTTTCCATACGCACGATCGAACAGAAACTCCGCTGACTTCACGCTGCCATTTTCCGCTTGGAGTATTTGTCGCTTGATGATCTTCACAAGTGCGGGCTCTGCCTTGCCTCTCATGATTGTTTTCAGCGCATGTTTGATAACGTTCTCCAGTTTCGGATCAGACTCAAGCGATTCAACTTCTGTGCCGGCATCAAACTGTCCGTTGAAGTAACCATAGATGTCCAGTTGTTTCTTCATGCGTGCATTAAAAATCTCCTGCTCGCGTGACTTGGGTTTTTTCTTTGCCATATTAAAAGATTGTTATTTGATTCTGTGCCACCTCTTTGTAAGCGTTCGCGTTGAATATCAAAACATCTGTCGAATCTTCAGAAGGCTTTCCAACATACGCGAAAGAATATGAAGCGCGATTCAATAACTTTCTTCCGCTCGTGTCTGCTGCAAAATCTGCCTTCATGTTGCTAAGTGTTGGAGCCCACGCTTTGTCTTTTGTCAACGCGATACCGAGCGCAGGATTAATAGTACGAATATACATCTTTGATTTTAGTTTCCAGTATAACGCTGCGAAGTAATCAATCAAACGCTTTCCAATTCCCAAGCCTTGATAATCAGGCAGCACAACGATGCGCGATATTCTGCGCGTGAGTGCATCACCGACACCGGGAAATGGAAGCACTGCGACAAATGCAACAGGCTTATCCTCCCATAGAGCGATGTAACACCACGCGGCTGGATTCAAGTCTTCACTTAGATAGTGATGTTGTTTGAATATTTTCCAAGTTTCATATCGACATCGAAATATCTCCAACTTGATTTGCGGACGCCGAAGTAATTCACGTTTCTCAACGCGCCTCTTGTCTGGTGAATAAATCCAATCGGGTTGTAACCATTCCATAATATCGAAATGACAACTCGCCAAGATAATTCGTTTGTTTGTTTTTCTTATATACTTCTGCAAAGCGTTTGACATCGCTTTGGCAACTGATCGATCGACCACCGATGTGTACTCATCAATGAGTATCGGATATTTGTTCGATGACTTGCCAACTTTGTACGCAAGATGCGCGCGATACTGTTCTCCATTACTGAGTGTGTGATACGGCCGCAGCCAACAAGGCACTGAGGATAATCCCATCGCTGTGAGCAATTCAACTGCCTGCTCAGGCGAACAGAAATCAAAATTGCTGATTAGAGATTTATGTTGATCGAATCGTAACTGTGTGATCTCTCCAAAAGATTTTAGTAATGTTGTCTTGCCAGTGCCGGAGCCTCCGTAGATCACGCCAATATTCCATTCGAAGTTATCGACAAAGATTTTATTGTCGATCGTTACAACAGACTCGGTTTTATTCTGTATGTCGAAATTCTCGCAAACGTAATCGGTATATCGATCGCGTTTGATTCTGTGCTTCAGTTCTATTTTGCTCATGCCTTTGCTTTTGCTTTCTTTAAGTGAATGTCGATAGCTTCAGCAACAAATGCGCGAATACTAATGTCGTGCGTTGCCGCGTGAAGTCTCACGCGATGATGACGATCTGCATCCACATACACGGGGCGCAATTCAGCTTCTTTGTTTTTTGTCAGTGCCATTGATTATTGTTTTAAACTTTTACAAATATAATTATTAAATCGATTCCTTGTTTGTGACTCACAGTAACTTTAGTGCCTTCAGGCTCTGAAGAAAAATAGGAAAATGTCGTGGTGTCTGACTTTGGATCCAAAACAAAAAAGTTTGGCCAGAACGCTATATACTTCTTTCTCTTCTTCTTTAAATTATTATAAGAGTAAACTCAGAACCCACGAGAGCCAATGATGGTCAGTGAGTTAAATGTCGTAGCATCTGACTTTCGATAGGAGAAAACACGCTTTCGCTCACTTTCAATTTGAAAGTTGAGCAAAGATTTCACTGCTTCCATACTAAATAACTCAGAACCCACGACATTATTCACGACTCTTTTTTATCCTAAAACGGACTCTTTTCTCGCTTAATCTTCCTTTTCTTTTCGCTCACATCTTGCCCGTGATGCGCCGCCACTGCGATCTCATCACTAAAGATTCCAATAGCGAATTTATCAGTGCCTCCAGAGATCGCGCACGTCTCAAACTTAGTCTCCAACTTTACTCTCAAACGTTTTGCGGACATCTCTCTCAATCGAGCGATGAACTTCTTTCGCCCGTATTGAAACGATATGCTTTCTTCTTTGCAAAACTCCATGAACTCTTTATATATCTCGGTTGGTGATCTGTAAACAACTTCGCCTTTGATGTTGTTCGTCTTCAACAGACGTTCGAAATATTGTTCCCGACTCTCGTAACTGTCCGGCTTGCCAACAGGGAAATAATGTTTCATTTTCAAGAACGAAAACACCTGATCGCCATCATCAATCACAGTACGCGTTAATTCTTGTGACTGCTCAGATTCAACAATATAACCATTGTCAGTGTACACGCGTTTATAACCATCGATCAGACGATTAACAAAATACGTTCGATCTTCGCGCAGCTTACTATTTAAACGCATGTCCATTTTATCTTCTGCGATCTCAGCAGTCATGCCGATACACAACGCACGTCTCATTGCGCCTTTGATCGCATCAATGTTTGGTGCTTCGTTCATACAGGTAATCAATCTTCCGTAGCTGCTGGTTTTGAACGTGTCTTTATATAAATACTTAACGTCCGTCTTCTCGCGCGATACAATTGTTTTCCAGAGCGTGAAGTCCTTAATCATTTTTCCCTCAGTGCATACGCCAAACACTTTGTTGTAAATGTTTCTCGCTTCTTTCGAAGACTCTTTAACATCTGTCAGCAATTCATGATTGAAGTAACCGACTGCATCTCCAAACGTATCTGCGATAAGCTGCACGAGTGTTGACTTCCCATTTGAGCCTGTTCCCAACAAGAACAAAGTTTTTTCGAACTTCACATGAGGATCCAAGAATGCCGCTCCCACATAATCGAAAAACATTTGCTGCGTGGCTTTGTCCGGCAGCACGTCATTAAGAAATCTGTCCAAGTGTTTGCTCGTGCGACATGACTGATCATAGTCATAGTCGAGCTTATAAGTAAACAAATATTCATCAGAGTGAGCCAACAGATTTACTTCTCCATTCTCAAATAGAATTACTCCATTGTTAACGTTGAAAGCATTCGCTGGAGTAACGAAGTCACAACGCGTGCGATCTTTGATGTCATCCAACATGATGTCGCGAAATCCTGGCAGACGTGAACGCGATGGATCCATTCTCGTTGCCAGTGCGCAGCTTGTTAAGAAGTTTCGAAGTTCGAAGTCACGCACGGGCTCCCAATGTGTTCCATTAAATCGATACGTCATCTCAGTAACGTAGTCGGTTTTAAATTGATACTTCATCAACAGACAGTCGAGAATCATTTGAGCGCGTTTCTCCAATGAATCATCTTTCATGAATTGCAATTCTGGAAGCTCGACATCACCCGTCAACATCAAATCAGTCACAGCAGCAACACCGTGTTGATCTGAATAGCTATCGTAAATATGTTCGATGACTTCTTTAACTGCTTTGTCCTTTCTATAGAACGATGACGACTTTGATATTCGATCGAAAGGAAATCCCTCCAACGCAACCGCGAGCGGCACGCCATTCACGTTCTGCTTTCCTGCCCACGAAGTTATATCGGCATAGTGTGCGCCTGTCTTGTCGTTCAATACTTCAGGCAGCGCAATCAGTTTTCCGTCCATCGGGACGACAACGCGATCCATCGTTGACTTAACAACTTTCGCACGAGTCGTCCAAACTTCTGCGTTCTCTCTGATCAATACTTCAGACGTGAGTGATACGAAGCGCAGCTCATTGATTGATCCAACGGCTTCATCAACGACCATGCTTTCCTCCTTTTTAAAGAACGCACACAGCGCGGCAAAATATTCTTCGTAGTCTTCAGACGTTTCAACATGCACGAGCAAATAAAAACCCTGAGCGCCACACGATCGAGCGGCAACAGCAACGAATTTATATTTCGCAAAGAGCTGTTGGATTTTTTTCGTGCTGACAATCTTGTCCTTGAAATCGAAATCGAGTTGCACGAGTCGCGTTGCTGTCGCGAGTTTGTTTTTCGTTGATCGAGGTTTATCGCGATAATCTCCACTCGGCTGATATGCACGAATGTTTTTCTTGAGATCGCTATTGCCTTTCGGCAGTTCTGCTGTCTTCGATGCGCGATATATCTCAACCGTTTTGTCCCATGCTTCACGCGTTAACACGTCACGCAACGGCATCGAGCCATCACGATAAAAGCCTTTCGCAGACTTCTTATAAATGCCAACGTGGACATCGAGATATTTAAATTGTTCTGCTTTTGTTTTCTTTGCCATTGCTCTATGCTGTAACTGTTAACTCCTCAACCAATCTCGCGCCATCAACGTGCTGTCCAATGATCAATGCTTTGCGCAACGCGACTTGATCAACGATCCAAAACTCGTCAGGAATTTTCGACTCGTCATCGATAACAACTTTCTTGATGCGCATCGTTGAGCTTGCACGCTCGCCGGCTTCCTCTCTGAGCGCCACGATCGTCTCAACGTTTTTCAAACGCTTATCAGTATTGATCGACTCAAGTTTTTTGATG